CCCTAGCCACCTCATCTTTCAATGAGCTGATTAAGTCACAGGCTTTTGGCAAAAGGTCTACAGATAACGTGCCAATAAGCATAAGACATTCTCTAAAGTCTTCCCTAAGAGTTGCATTAGCTATATCAGTTTGTGCGACTTCTTTAAAAGCATTTACCAGAAGATTGAGCGCGCGCAACTTCGTTTCAGTGTCAAGATCTTGGCTGTTCATCGTCGTACCACTCCAAATTCTCGGTTCGTTCAATGTCAATGTGTCTAGGCGCTAGAATGCGTATCTTGACGGTTTTACCGTGGACTTCAGATACGCTAATTTCTATCTCGTCATCGCCTGCAAAACAGACGAACGATTCTCCAGGCCTCCTGGTCAGTACCAGTCCTGGTTGTAATGGCTTGGGCTTATTGTTATTCATGTTTCACCTGAAAACGCCCACCCGCTGTTAACGGGTGGGCGCATTATAAAAATTATCGGCCTGACACAATATTTCGGATCGTTCTGTTTAACTGAGCGACCTCGTTAGAACCGAATTCATAAGGATTGTGTCCAACGGCTCTAGGTAGATTGATGCCGTTAGTCACATATTCGCAGTATCGCTGCCATGTAGTTCTAAGGGTCATGTCTAAAGCTGCGGCTACAGCTTCTAAACCATTTTTGTAATTGTGCATCCAAGCCGTGACAAAGTGATGCTTTGTAACTACTACCCTGTGCCTGTAAATTCTATCTTCAACTACGGTAGAGACTTTGTTCTTGCAGACAATGTTTATCACATTGTTTTTGCAGTTGTTAAGAATAACCGATTCGGTGTTGTTTGAAATGCCCATTGGTGTCTCCAAAGAAAAAGCACACCGTCAATCTTGACGGTGTGCTGGTTTAAAAATACTTAAAACTAGTTGAACAGCGTTTTGCCCATCGTAACAATTCGCTTCATGTGCTCTTCGGTAATCTCATACCCGTTCTTTTCAAAAGCTGGATCAAAGAACGCGCAACTTTCATAAAATGCTTTTTTGCGTTCTTTGTCGCTGCCCAGATTGTTGTTGTTTTCTAAACTAACGTGATACTCTGCCAGCTTTCCGCTAAAGTGTTTCTTGCTTTCTAAAAGCTTGTGCCAGATACTTAAAACTCTATTCTTCTCTGCTACACTTTTAGCCGCCGTGTAATACAAAAAGAAAGCTGCACGCATCGGGTTACGAAACATTTGCTTATTACACTTATCTACTTCAAACGTGTACATGGCTTGAAACGCTGCTTTAGTCAATTCGCACAACCTTATCCAAGCAGCGTTACCCATGTTTGTATTGACGCTAGACAACACAAACTTGTTGATAAACTTGGCTACCGTGCTATGAATTTTGTCTACGTTGATTGCTTCATGAGTTGACCGTTTAAAACCTTGATCAGTAACGCAAAACGTATCTGCATACCAATTACCCCATCGGATAGTAACTTCGATTGTTTTTAACTTGGACATCAAAAACGCTTTGAGCCTGTGTTGACCATCACCCAGCAAACAATCCCAATAGATTGTTATAGACGCTCCAGTATCCCTGTACAAACCTTCGTCCATTTGATTTTTAAGAAGTTTCAAAAATTGAGCGCGTATTTTTCTATTAGCCCTATTCATTTCAAGCAATTTTTGAGCTTCATACCTGGTAATAAGCACAACCATTGCGTCTTTGTACATGTTCCTTGCTGAGTATGCTGTTCCAAAAATTGTCATCATAATTTGGAAAAAGTTGCTGGGAATTTTCTTAATCGTAGCGTTATCGACTAGCATAGCTGTACCTCCTGGTAAAAAATCTTCCTGGATAAACCCTAAACCAGTAACTCCTGTTACCAGTTAATCACATGTCAAATATCGTTCAGTGCTAATGAAAACGTTTCCTTCCCTGTTAGTACCCATACGGAAACGGCTGTCATAGCCGTTAGGGTGATACCAAGCAAAGAAAGTAGACTTGATCTCTTCAGCGTACTTTTCTAGTTCAGGACCTGTAATGGTAACCTTGGCTTCCAAGCTATCGCGATACTCAGTAACCTTCCAGTTCTTCAAGACTTCTTCTGGAATACCTTTGAGATATCCAAGAGACTCTGGCTTGATTTCAAGAGACATTTGGTGAGAACTCCAAAAATTGGTTTTCTTCCTTGAAACTGTAATAGAACCTGCTGCAGCCAAGAGCCGTCATGACCTTGGCGCAAGCGTGACAGGGTTTGCTTATCCTAAGCAGACCTTGTTTGTTTAGCCTCACGTTCACTATTTGGAACGGAGGTTTGACTGGGTGCTTTCTGTAAGCAGCCAGTTCAGCATGGTACTTTGGACGGAAAGTGGCATCCCAATCCCTGTGGTAGCCGAAATGCCTAGGAGGTTCGACTTTGCCATTCCTGGCCCATGACACGATCTTTCCGTCTTTGACTACAAAACTAAAGTGAGGAAAGTTGTCTTTTTCAGGATGCCGTTCTAGTTTTCTCTTACAGAAATCCACCATTTGTTTGAGCAGAGTTTTCTTCATGAGGTGGTCAACTTAAACCAAAACAAAGACAGGATAACTGATACTAGGGCTACCAGTGCCTGCCATGAGATTGTTCTCGACGCTATCAACGCTGGAATGACAGCATAGACCATCGTTATAAGTGCATCCCATACAAGGGACGCTGCGATAATCTTGTTATTGTCATTTAAATGCCGTACCAGTGACATCCACACCGACGAGGATGTCACTGATACGAATAAGGTTATTGCTAAAAACCAGTTTGAGTTTCTTACGCTTTCGGTATAGGAAGCGTAACTGGCTGCTGAGTACAGGACCGCCGCTATAACCAAACATATTACTACGACCATAACGGCGCTCCAAAAAATAAGGGGGAGACCAGCTCCCCCTTATTTATACAGTCTTAACGTTAAGACTGTTAGTACCTGCAGCAAGCGTAGTACATACCGTTGCTACCGCGAGCGATGCCCACTTCCCGTGGCTGCATTCGCTGCCTGAAGCAGCAGTTCATTTCGGCTGCGTAGGGCGTGGCACCCATACCAACGCCTTCGTAGCCAGAGTTACCGCCGAAATGGCCAATCCTTAGGATTGAGGCCATGTGATTGGCAACACCCTGTGCTGTTGAAAACGTGCCTGCCACTACCGTGCGAACAGGCCCCTGTTGGGCGTACTGAACGGGTTGCCCTCCGTTTTGTCCGCGCCGCCCAATAAGCCCAAAGGGACCTGCCATGCTCACAGAAGCGGAAAGGGCAACCATGCCCAAAGCCAAAAACTTACGCATCTTGCTGACTCCTAACCTAAACATGAAAACAGAAAACTCGACCGAGTTTAACGGCAATTAGCTCAGTTAACTCGCACACCAGGCACCAGCTTGATTTCTGGGCCGTGCTTCTGGTGGATGGTTTTGGGAGCTTCTGCCTTGGGGGCAGCGATCAGCTCGCCAGTCTTCTTGTCCTTACCGATGGGGCTAACAGTACCGTCAGCCCAACGGAGCGCAGGCTTGCCGTCTTTACCAACGACCACTTCAGCTCGCTCGACATGACGACTTTCGCGGCGCTCTTCAGCGCGCTTGCGGATGTTGCCCAAAGGACCAGCAACCAGCAAAGAACCAGAGAGAGCAACAACACCAGCGGCCAAAACAAACTTACGCATGTCAAACCTTTCAAAACGACCAACGAACAGCAGACAAGGAATACTTGCCTGCAATGGACCTGGCAGGGATCGAACCTGCGACCAGACGTATATAAGACGTCCGCTCGTACCACTGAGCTACAGGTCCAGTGAGACTATGGTACCTAAGAAGATCTCATAGTCAATACTCTCGGCGGGAATCGAACCCACAACCTGCGGAGTAGAAATCCGCTGCTCTATCCAGTTGAGCTACGAGAGCATTTGTCGCTGGTTGCTACACCAGCGACTATGGATTAATCAGCTTCGGCCAGGCTGGATTTGAAGTTATCCACCACAGTGCCGAGGCTTGTAGCAAACACGTCTAGCTTGGACTCGATGCGCAGCATCCCTTCATTCGACCCAAGTGTTGCGTTCTGCACCTCAGCCATAACTCCTTTGATCTGTTCTTTAACTGCGGTGTATTTTTCAGCCAGAGTTTTAAGTTCATACTCAAGCTCGTTGTAGTGATCCTCTACACTTTTGACACGCTTCTCAATCTTTTCGATTCGATCGAGAGCTTCGTTTTCTGTACTGATCACTGGTGTAACCGCAACAGCCTCTGCCTTTTTCCATCGCTTCAACATGACACACTCCTTTGTTAGAAATCCAGAAAACGGCCAGGACCAGAACCGCTAATTGCTCTTATATTGCTTCCAGCCTTGGCGTTTTCATCAACTTCAAACCTTACAATAGAATCATTAGCTAACCTTACAGTCAGCATCAGAGAGTTCTCAATCTTAGGTTCCAAACGTCTAGTGCTGGTATTCTGGGTTACAGTCATATCCATGCCACTAGTGATGCCTTTAACTGACTTTATTGAATGCCTGAAAGACTTCTTGAATACAAGTTTTCCTGCAGACATAACATAAAGGCTGTGCTGAGCTAACCTTGCTGACGAATTGTAAGTGCAAAACGTAAGAATTTCTTTTTCGTTTGCAAAGAAAACGTCGCACCCATAGAGACGCTCAGCATGATCAAACATGGCACCAACATTAATTACGTAATTAGGTCTAGGCAGATCTATGCCTTTAATGTCATCTATACAGCCGTTGTAACCAACAGGTTCTACTTCAGCTCCTGGGTTTCTGATAAGGTCAGAGTTACTAGCTAGACTGGCTGAAATTAAAGACTGAAACTGCTCATAGGCATAAATTTGATTGTCGTTTACAGCTACAAACAATTTAGAAGCGTTGTAGCTCACATCGACAATTCCTGACATGTTAAAAACAGCAGGTTTAGACAATGTGTGATTGAAGACGCAAAACGTAGTGCTGCCTATTATTGCGCACATAAACATATTGTTAGGCTTCTTGAGAACGACGCTGTTCTTATTGGCAAATACGGTCCAAGACGCCACTTCTACAGTCTGGTTTGAATAGTTCTCAAGAACTCCTGGCGGGGGATAGGCTTTGTGGTTTCTAAAGTCTGCCGAGCTCTTAGCTCGCATTATGACTGAGCCTTGATCTTGGTTTTTAAACAGCACCCAACTAGCTACGCCAAAACCAGTATCAGTTAGTACATTGTCGTAAGCAAAACGCTCAAGCCAAAAATCAAAACTGTAAGACAAGCAGCTGGCTATATAAAAACCGTCACAGCCCAGCAAAGGCTTATTAAACTTAAACGCAGGTTGCTTGTACTTTCGTACAATTATTTCACCTTTAGCCGATAACGACAGCTTTATCACATAAAAATGAAAAGCGTCTACTTCGTTAAAGCATGAAACAAGAACTTGCGGAGCCTTGTTAAACGACGATGGAATAAACACGCCCAAAATATGGCCGTCAAGTTTTACAGTCTTTACGACTTTCTGTTCGTGGTTATCAAAAAATACAACAGTGCTGGGATCGTCGTTAAACACAAAGATATCGCTAACAAAGATACTTGCTGCAGATACCCCGTCATCTACGTAATCCCCTGGAGTATTTTCAACTGGCCTACCGATAGGTCTGATACTTGGAAGAACATTATCCCACAAATCAGTGCGCACAGCGTTCGGATTTGTGCCAGTGTAATTAGACAGTAGGTTGTTAAGATTCGTAGAAATAACGTCGTCTGACTCATATTCGTAAACAGGGACGTGTACGCTAAGCTTTCTCCCGTGATTCAGAATCTCCATCCGTTAGATCTCCCTTCATGGTTTTTATTCTTTGCGCGAGTTCGGCTGCTGCCTTATCCGCAGCGTCGAACATTTGACTTATCTGATCAGCTTGATGCATCAGCATTTTTGATGTCTGCTGACTCAGACCAACTAGGCTTGTGGGTGTAGCTACGTGACCATCACGACCTAGCATAAGGCCAAAAGGAAGATCGGTGTTTCCGATCTTCCAATTGAACACTACGGCTATACCGTCGAGATAGGGGTCAATCGAAAAGGCTTGTTGAATTGACAGATGCATGTGTTCCATCATCTGCTCTAGGGGCATGGCTTGGTTCTGGTTGTTCATCTAACTTCTCCTCTAGCAGGTCTAGAAACCCTGTGGCAGTTCTCACCGCCAGCCACCACACTGGAATAATCCAGTATGGTAGCAGAGGTATACAGAAAAGCGAAACCCACAGAGCGGTGTGGTAGCTGAAACAAAATCTGCAGCTTATCAGCTCACCAAACTTTTGTGTTACCCACCACTTCCCTTCGTCTCTATAAAGCTCACCCCAAGCCCTGCCCCATGCGAATATGGAACCCTTGAACCATACGTCTCCTATGGCTTTGGATGCCAAAACGCATAGGACAAAAGCTAAGGGTATAGTCATACAGCAACCTCTTCTACTTCCCTAGACTCTACATGTTCCCTGGACGCCAGTAGCATAAACGTCTTGTCATCCACTTGCAACAGAACGTCGTCTGCCAGAGAAGATTCAAAGAATACTTCCTTAGCGCAATGGGTGAGCCAAGCGCTCATCAAAGCATCACGAAGATCCATCACGTCTTGGGACCCTCTTACTACATCGAAAAACTTGTTCAAATTTTTTTGCTTAACCAAAATCTGCTTGACCATTTCGATTTCGTCAATAACGATGCTGCGGCGACTCGTAGTGTAATAAGCCATGATTACCTCTTGTGTTGTAAATGGTATGAAACAATGCTGCTTGAGTAACCTATTAATCTTTCGACTCTGTCTTCCTGGTCCTCAGGAAAATCAAATACAAAGTAACTACCTCCGCTGCTGTTGGCGTAGACCTCAACAGTTTCAGAGTTATCTATAAGACTAGGAAATAGTTTTCCTAGATACAGAACGTCCATATCCAGCTGGGTTCTTATTAGGAAACGGATTTTTTCGTTTCCATTCTCGCCAGTATTCTTCAGAAGGTCCGACCCATGGGTTTTCGACAACGTCATCCAAACCCCCGTCTTGAATAAGATCAACAGCTGCCTCTTCAGGAGACATGCCCGACTCAATACACCTTTGTGTAAAATTATCGTCTACTCCCGCGTCAACCGCTGTAATCAGTGCTCGACGCTGCAAATGCCAATCAAACTGCTTTAGCCACAAATCTTTATCCATTCCTCCTCCATGAACAGAACGACCAGGACCCTTGGCAGGTCCTGGTCGTCAGGTCTTACACAGACAGTTAGGAAGCGTTGCTGTCTACATAGTTAGCTGCGTAAACGCAGGAACCCCACAACACAGCTGCCCATAACATTGGTAATAGGCTGCCACTAAGCAGGCAGACTATCGCAAACACACCAACACTTGCCAAACCCAACTGTCCCAAATCACTCAGCATAGCTATTCTCTTTAGCTAGGCCACTCCTTTGAAGTTCCCCTATCGGGTTGTGGTACGCCCTGCGTATAGGCGATATAACCAGGCAACGGCAAAGGAGGCTCCAGTGGGTAATCTCTTACCCTCAACGACGCAAGATTAACGGTAGCCATGGGCTTACGGTGTGTACCGATAAGCCCCCTCCTTTCTAGGAATCTTCGCGGGGAGCGGCTTGTCATCTGCTCAAACCTCAGGAAAACAACAGAATAAAAGCTAACACCAGTATAGCTGGCCACGCAGCTTGAAGTAACTGCGAAAGCGTGCTATAAAGGTGACCTATCACCTTGGAATCATCTGACATGGAACAACTCCAGAGCGCGTTAAGCCAACAACTCGCTACATCGGATACTGCAAACCTGTCTGACCTGGATAAGGTCAACATTTTTTTACAGTTAGCAAAACTGGGAAAGCTTCCTAATTTTGCTCCTCTGTTGCCTATGGTCTTAACGCTAGATGGTAAACCCTACAGTCTGGATAACCACTTTCAGTTTGAGACCCTCTTTTACACCAGGATGCCTAAGTCCATGGTGCTTAAGACAGGCCGTCAGGTGGGTAAATCCACAGTAGGCAGTGCTCACGGTGTGATCACTTGCACCTCCATACCTTATTTCCGCACGTTATATATCACGCCGTTGTTCGAGCAGGTGCGTCGTCTCTCGAACAACTATGTGCGACCGTTCATTGAACAGTCGCCACTTCGTTCCCTCTGGCTAGGGAACAATACGGAAAACTCCGTTCTCCAGAGATCTTTCCGTAACTACAGCATGATGCAGTTTTCTTTTGCATTGCTGGACGCTGACCGTGTTCGTGGTGTTAAGGCTGACAAGCTTGTTATTGACGAAGTGCAAGACATAGACAAAGATCTGATTCCGATTATCAAGGAGACCATGTCGGCATCTCCTTGGGCAATCAGTCAATATACGGGGACCCCGAAGACCCCAGAAAACACCATAGAAGGTCTTTGGTTGATGAGTTCTCAGGCCGAATGGTGCATTCCATGCAAAGCCTGCAACAAACTCAACATACCGTCGATAAAGCATGATCTTGAAAGAATGATTGGTCCTTGGCGTGAAGATATTACTGAAGACAACCCAGGAACTGTTTGCGCTAAATGTTCTAAGGTAATACATCCCAAATACGGCAGATGGATTCACAGATACCCAGAACGCCGATTTCAGTTTGCTGGGTATCACGTGCCCCAGCCTATCATGCACATTCACTACTCGGAGCCAGCCAAGTGGAGTGAGTTGTTAGCCAAGAGAGAAGGCTACGGCAACTACACTCCTGAGAAGTACATGAACGAAGTTCTAGGCGAAAGCTGTGGAACTGGTGTGCAATTGGTTTCAATGGATGAGCTACAAAAAGCTTGTCAGTTGGAACATGCCAATGATCCCAGAGATCCAGGCAAAGTTGTGGATTTGCTAAAGAAATACAGGTACAAGGTTCTAGCTGTGGACTGGGGTGGCGGTGGGGCTGATGGTGTAAGTCTTACAGTCGCTACTGTTATGGGTATTACTAATACAGGCGTTGTGGATGTGTTGTGGGCCAAGCGTCTGATGACTCCGCATGACCACTTGCTTGAAGCTAAACAGTGCTTAGATTTCTACGATATGTTCAAGTGTGACTTTGTGGCTCACGATTACACGGGCGCGGGCGCTCTTAGGGAAACATTCCTTTGTCAGGCAGGCGTGCCGTACAAAAGAATCATTCCTATTCAGTATGTTAGAGCTGCTTCTGGAAAGATCATGTATGTCGTCAAGCCGACTGACAGCAATCCAAGACTTTATTACAGAGTGGACAAAACCAGATCACTGTTGACTGTGTGCGCGGCTATTAAGACAGAGAGAATAAGATTTTTCAAGTACGATTACAGGTCTACAGACGACCCTGGGTTGATTCATGACTTCTTGGCTCTTGTAGAGCAGAAGACTGAAACAAGGGTTGGGTCAGACATGTATACCATTACAAGAAACCCTCAGTTGACTGATGACTTTGCTCAAGCAGTCAATATCGGGGCTTGTTCGTTGTGGTATACGACCAATGCCTGGCCCAACCTTAACGTGCCGTCCAAGTTTAATCTGTCTGAAAGAGATGAGCAGATACTTAGGGCTGATCCTGTGTGGGAGGAGTAGACTTTTCTTGGGTAACGCTTTCAAGCGCAATGCGAATGCACTCTCCAGCTTTGGCCAGATCTTCAGCGCCGTTCTTATGCCGCCATCGGTAAAGATACTTCATGGCGCATCCGATCATGTAATCTTCAAACCCTTTTGACCCAAGTGCCGCTCTTTGAGCATGGTGGCAGTGTATACCACTATCGTCTTTAGGATGGTAGTGGTTTGGTCTGACAGGATCTTTCATCTAGCTATCCTTATAACTGGCACATGCCTAAGGTCAGACATATGCTCATCCCAGATACCGCGTCCGATTACAAAATAGTTGTCTTTTGTTTTTTTGTCTACTGTCTCTGTAAAAGTTGTGTCTAGGAACGGCTGTATCTCCAGTCCGTCTGCCAGGTTAAACTTCTGTGACTGCAGAACCTTCATAAACTTATCTATGGATACGCAGGCTACAGAATCTCTAAGGACTACTGGCTTGCTGGGACCTTCAGACAGGTAACCTTCCAGCATTCCGTGTCTGCAGCATTCCAGAAAAGCGCTGACTACATTCTCTGGTTCGTTAGAGTCTAGGAGTTTGAAGTTATCCCTGGCCTTGTCTAGGATGTCGCTATCACAGCCTTTGAGAAGTAGCCATTCTTTCATGGCATCCAAAACATACAGAGGTATTTGTACATTCTCTGGTACGTTCAGGCCTCTGCTGGACATAAGCCAGCTAAGAAAGTCTGGAACAATCTTTTTGGCTGCAGCCCCTTGCCATGCGATATGATTGCCAAGTTCTATCCTGGCTACCGTGCATGGATGGGTCAGCCTTATTATGTTTGCCTTTATTTCCGTGGTTTCCGTAAAACAGGCGACGTTTCTTTTAAATACGGCCCAGGCCCCGAAATCTTTTAAGTCTTTTATATTTTTTCCTAAAGGGTACAAGGCAGGCCAGAGATGGCTGTTACGTATACTGGGAGAAATTGTGTCTGTCACACCCAGCCAGTCGCATACCAGCTTGGCAGTACCGCTTGTGTTGCCGTAATAGAAAAGCCTGAACGGAGCATCCATTAAGGCTGGCTTTAGCGCAGACGACAATACGCAGGCTGCCAGAGTCCATATGGATCTGTTACTGGTAGAGTCAACCAGCAAAGGCTTCAAGTCTTCAAACGAAGCCTTTTCGTAGTAAACGTCTTTGGTTGGAAAACCAGGAAGTCTGTCAAACTTACAATCGAAGTTGGTAACTGTACCGTTAGTTGCGATTGTGTAGTTTGCAAACTTAAAGACGTTCTCACCTGCACACCAGCCTACATTCTGCGATTCGTTGACCATTTTTGGATTGCTGAAGGCAAAGGCCAGGTCTTTCAGGCAATGCCTGTACTTCCTGTTAAGTCCGTGGTTGAACACGCCTTGGCTTGCCAGAGTTTTTTCTACGTACTTGTAGGCGTTGGCGTGAAGCTGCCCAGTGCCGTCTACAAACTCAATTCTGGGTTTGTCCTTCAGGAATATAAAGCCGTAAGCTTTTATCTTTCCCTTATGAACGGACATCGTGTCAACTCGTATCCTGACACCCGATACCATCACGCCGTTCTTTTTGCAGAACCAGCCGTGTTCGTTCTCGTAGAACTCTTCGCCCTGCACTATGGCTGTCTTGTGGGCAGCTGACGGCAAGTCGCGTAGATACCTGGAGATGTTGGGATACTTGCCAGTCTCAAGCTCAGCTAGGTCAGAAGGCTGCATCTCTACCAGACCTACAGCAGCTTCTGCTTCAAACTGGTTAGCCGAGTGCAGCCACTCCTCCAAAACATCAAAGCAGGGTTTTCCAGACTGGACTACTCCAGCGTGCCAGTTAACAGCCTTAATTTTGCTGCTAATCACAGAGTCAGCTGGCTCTGGCGTTTTAGTAGCCAAGCTTAGATTGTGGGCCTTGTAATACCTGAAAGTCTCACAGCCAAGCTTTGGATTGTTGTATACGAACTTAAGGCTGCTAAATCCTTTAAGGCTTTCAAAGTTGTCCACGTCTGAGGCTGCAACCAAGGGCAGCATAGAGTCTGACTCTTTGAAGTTCTTGCCGTGGATCTTCAGACCCTCAATAAAGTCATCGACTATGACAATGTCCCTGTTACCGCAGTTAGCCATAACTGGGTCGAAGAACGCTAATGAGCAATACTTCTGGGAAATGCGCTTATGGGTCAGGTATCTGGTTGTGTATTTAAGTGCGCCGTTGTCAGCGGACAAGAACCTAAACTCTCTAATACGCCCAGGAACGTCATAGAACGGAATAACCAACATGCTAGTCCAGCGTCCCCTGAAAGTTCTGTAATCGTTGCTTTCTGGGGTTCTGTCGTTATTGGCGTTAGATAATACCCTAACGCTGTCAGTCGCTACCTCTGCTTCTTTCTTGGTACAGAATCCAACGAACTTACCCATGGTGTTACGCCACTGCTCAAGGTCAGTAGGCAGGGGTATGTTTAGAAGCTTAAGAGTTTCTCTGATAGTTGGGCATTCGTACATCAAGGTACTTTGCCTGGCTTCAACCCAGAATTTGTTATGTACTTTTCTGCTTTCAAGATTCTTGTTAAGATAAGTTTTGATGATATCGTCAATATTGTGAGCTGGCGGTATAATCTTTCTAGATAGCAAGTTTCTTATTGCTGTGTTTTCTGGTACTTCCATTATTGCCGAAGCAAGGCTGATAAAATCACCGCATTCCTTACATTGGTTGCAATGATACCACTGCGCTCGGTAAAATGGATCTGGATACAGCGTTAATTTTTTGCTAGCTTTGCAGAAAGGGCAATCTGCTACAGCTGGCAGAGCCGTGGACGACAAGTTTATATCAAGGTGCTTAACCAGCGTCTGCCAGTCAATACGCTCAAGAATACCAGAGGATCCGTTCATGATTCGCTCTCGTCTAGACCAACAGGGTGATGCTAACGGTCAGACTCTTCATAAATTGATTACGCTTTACGGAGCGCCTGACTTTGTCAAGTCAGCCTCTTCTACCGTTATCAACTATACGGCTGAAGAAAAGAATCCAACTGTGTTTGCTGACACGACCAGCCTTTCTTTTCCATGCCATACGGCTCCTGCAACCTACGTATCCATGCTTTATTTGCTGGACGGTCAGGATAAGCTTGGTAAACAAGCTAACCACATTAAGCAGCGCATTGTCAAGGCTGCTGAGTATTTCGGTATCAAGAAGGATATCGATCAGCTGCTTGAAAAGCACGCAAATTTAAGCAAAGTATCTCTGGACAGCCTTCCAGACACAGACTTTGCTTATGTGGTTGCCTACGATAACGGCGCTAAGGATAGGCATCTTCCCCTGCGTAACGAGCACGAAGTAAAGGCAGCTTGCGCTTATCTGAAAAAATATCGTGACGAGTTCGTATATTCAGATAGGGTCAAGATGGCTCAGAAGATTCTCAAGTCTGGCAAGCTGGACTTGGTAGAAGCAGACGACCTTACTTATTTGTACAAGCAGGCTGGTGCTGCTCTGGGTACTGCCAAGAACGCAGCTAACATGCTGTTCAAGCGTGCAGTAGCTCTACGCAGGCTTGGCAAAGACCTCGACACCCAAGAGATGTTGGCCAAGGCTGCCGAAGCTTGTCTTAACAATAAGACTTATGTCCACACTATGGAAGGAATGTCTAAGGTCGCTAACCTTATTGACAAAGTGGACCGTGAATTCAAGCTTCAGGGCATGACTGTTCTAGGCAAACCTGAAGATTTGTTCAGCTTCACTGTCAAAGAAGCTAGCGACTTTTCCAGCGACAGCGTTCAGCTGACTACTGGAAGCATCTACAAGAAGTCAGACCTAGCAGGCCTATCAGCAGACGAACTGAAAGACGTGCTAGGTTCTGACTTTGTGGACAGAGTTACGGCTGGCGGCATGATGCTAGACACAGAGAAACTGGCAGAGGAGCTAAAAACTCTGCCACGTGGGGACGCCCGTATGTTCGAGCGTCTAGCAGATGCCGCTAAGGTCAAGCCGTTTGGTAAAGAAGCTTCTAGCCGAGATCGGCTTCTGAAGCTTGCAAGCCAACACGCACAACTTCTAGCGTAATAAATTTATTACGCTCTCGATGCTGTGAGCGAATTGCGTCCAACAAGAGAGAAAGACCGAGAAGCAATTCTCGGTCTTTTCCTTTCTCGTCTAGTAGATATCCGTCTATTAACTCCATCTGCTCTTCCAGCAGCTCAAAATCAATAGCCAGATTATACTTGTGGCTGGTCAACCTGAATCCTTTCTGGCACCTTACGCATAAGGTAGCCGTCGTCACCGTTCTTGAAGTGCTGCTTCTTGATGGCCGCGACTTTAAAGCCAGCTGCTCTAAAGAAAGACTGCGCGTCAGAAGCATCTTCTCGCAGCATGACTTCTATGGGTTTTACAGTCTTAGCCTTGGAGTAACCGTCCAAGACAAACTTAACCATGTCTGTACCGCCACCTTTCCTTTGGTACTCTGGAGAGACAGCTACGTGCATGATCGTCACACGATCTTTTTCATGCTTGTAAAGCAGATAGCCGACAACGTCGTAATATCGGAGCAGCACCACGCACGCACACTTGTCCATTCTCTGCAGGTGGCGAAGTGCTATACGTGGATCTTTTCCTAGAACTTGTCCGCTAAGCATCAAGACATAAGGGAGATCACGCCCTTCCATCCACCTTACGTTGAACATTTCATCTCTCCTGGGGGTTTACCCCATTATAGTCTTTTCCAAAGCTGTGGGTTTCCAACCATGCTACTTCGGCTGCAAGGGCGTCCTCTCTAAATTTGAAAGGACCTAGAACAGGACCGCCGACCCTTGTGAGATCGGCGGTCCATTCTCCCTCAGCCGTAGGTTCGACATCTGAAGCCCTCTTTACCGTAGACTTGCCGATAGTCATAAGACCGCGCAGTTCGTCTTTGTAAATGAAGGAGATGTCACCGTCTGGACTGATTTCGATTAGCATTAGTTTTGTGCCCGAATGCGTTGATCTTGCTGATAGAACTCAGCCTTGTATTCCTTATTGTTGGCAGCGCCCAGCGCAGCCTCCAACGAGGAAGTCAGATTGGTGCAAGATCCACCAGTGGCCCCTTCAACCTCAACGGAAGTCGAACCATCTGGTTTGATCGTTACGATAATTTCAGCAGCCATGTTTACCACTCCTCAAAATAATTGTTATGGAACCGTCTCTGTACGCAGTAGCTTTGTATCGGTACAGGCCATTGTCACTGCAAAATTTGTCTATTTCTTGTAGGGCAATGGCTTTCTTTAGAATATGACCACCAACCCCTATGCATGACTGCAGATAGGGGTTGGTGGTGCTTTCCTTCCAAACAAGCTCAAAACCCTTTTTTACTTCAAATACTCCTACGGTCAGCACAGGCGTGTCACTGTCTGCATAGTCTATCGGAGCTAAGATGCCTGCGCCTGGACCTTTGGCAGTGTAATCATACAACGGCCATACTCGATTAGCGTAGTAAGCTAGCCTACAAGAGCAGGCTACTCGATCTATTAGATCTTTGCTTACATTGGCCGTAAGAAACATATTACCTGCCTAGGCGTAGCTGAATTGCGCCTTCTTGTGTCAGATTGCGGCTGAGAACACGGAAGCCGCCACTCTGGGCCTGCTTCAGCGTCACGTTCTCGGCATATTTCTGTCGAAACTCGTTGAAGCTTTCATTGGTGCCCCACCGACCTTCGTAATTATCGAAGGTAGCTTTGCCGTCCTTGACGGCGATGGGATAGCGCCAGCCTTTCAGCTGCACGGCATAGTCGCACTCTTGGCGACCTTCAAACAGTGTTACTTCTTTAGCCTGAATAAAAGTACCGCCCAATTCTTCTACAGTCTTCTGAGCTGACTCTTGGTCAAGGAACTGAGTTTCGACAGTGGTCTTGTGAGACATTTTAAAAATCCTCTATAAAATTGGTAAAACCGTAAACTAAACCCTTAGATGTCCAATCCGCGCATGAAGGAACCGTAAACAGCCATGTGAGCCTCAGAAGTGCTGATCTCCTCTCGGATGCCAGCAAAATGCTGAGCAAGCTCGCGGGCAGCCGTCTCGCTGGAATTGACTTCCTTATGGTCAACTCCGTTGATCAACTGCCCAGCTGCTGCCAGACGTTGTTTAAGGTCGTCTGGAACCATGAAGCTAAACCCTTGAAGCTTGCCATGAGCAATCTTCAGGGCATTCAAAGTGTCGCTTCGGAAACGACTGCCTTTGGACAGGGAGCTTTCGATGTTTGCCAGAGCTTGGGCAAACTCAGCGATAGGCTCTTGGATCATAGCCTTCACAGCCTGACTGACAGCCTGTGAAGTAGCCTGGCGGGCCTCGGCAACCCATGAAGAGGCATTGTCTTCGTTGAGAAGAGTGCCAACATCTCGGGAAGCTACCTCGACCACATCAAGAAGATGCGGCTTCAGCCGTGACACCACCTGCTTGTCTGCCTCAGACAGCGAGTCGCTGCTGAGTAGCCTGTTTAGACCTGCGTCCAACCTGTTGTCGAAATCAACAGGAAGACCAGAGCCAAGAGGAAACAACATGCTGTAAATCTTGTGCATGCTGACGAACACGTCACCATTCACAAAATAACGAGACATGCTTTCCCACTCAAATGGGAAATTCTGTCGCACGTTGTTCACGTGCGCTTCCCACTCAGGCTTAAGCGCCACAGCCTTCTGCTCGTAAGCCTCCCTAGCCGCTTTGATCTTGTCAAATACGACTTGGGCAGGGCTTCGTCCAGCTGCGTCCCTGGCGAGAGGCACCAGATACGCACCACCGACAAACGGAGTACCGTGCATGTAAGGCGCGGAACGAGCTTGTTGGGCGATACGGCTCAGGGGATTCTTGATGCCTGGAGGCACAAGCTTGAATCTTGCACCGCTAAGCAGCTCTTTGGATACTTCATGCTCGCCAAGACGAACGGACGCGTTGTCCATCTTCCGTTCTGTACCGATAGCTCCAATCGTGACTTTCACAGCCACGCAGTTCCTTGACAGCTTCTGCAATACTACGTCGGAATTGGTTCTTTCCAGGGCAGAGATGTCGATCTCTGGCACTGGTACTCTGGGAGTCTCTGGAGTTACTTCTGCTACGGTTGCTTGTTGCTCTACTTCTTGTGACATTGCTCTCTCCATAAAAAAGGGGCTGGCTCGAAAGAACCAGCCCCACAAGATTTATACTAGGCGATGTTGGGATCCTTGAAAGACAAATCCACCGCCCGATTGTTGGTCTTAGTGGCTTTCTTTCCGCTCACGTTTCTAGCCCGATCTTTACCGAACACACGAATCTGCTCGATATTCTCGGGATCAACTTTCGTCACAGGTACTAGATCGTTCAGGCAGGCAAGCAGCTCCTTGGAGGAGAAGCAAGCCTTGCTGTTGGGATTGCTGGAATAAGCCTGGAAGCGAGCTGCAATAACCGCCTGCTCGATCTCGGCACCGACGAATCCCTCGGACGCGTTGATGATCTTCGTCCACTCCTTCTCGTTGAAGCTGGTGGGATCCACATTGCGCTTGCTCATATGGATGTCAAAGATCACCCGACGCTCTTCTTCGTCTGGCGTATCGACGAAGAAAATTTCATCAAAACGGCCACGTCGCATCAACTCGGGAGGCATCCCGTTGATGCGATTCATGGTCAGCACGACGAAAGTCTTGCTCTTCTTCTCTGCCAACCATGTCAGCAACTGACCGAAGATACGGCGGGTTACGCCTGAGTCGCCAGTGGACTCAGAGGCACCGCCCAAGACCTTGTCGGCCTCGTCTATCAGAAGAACACAGCCACCCATGGCATCAGCCGTCTGGATGGTCTCGCGAGTACGGCGCTCGGACTCGCCTACAAGGCTATTGAAAACCGCGCCGATGTCGAATCGGATAAGAGGCTGGCCAAGCGTCTGCGCGATTACTTTTGCTGCCTGCGATTTGCCAGTACCTGGCACGCCGATCAGCACCACGCCCTTGGGCATGTCTAGTTGCAGTTCTTCTGCTTGTGCGGAGTACGCTACCTTCCGCTGGTTTAGCCACGACTTCAATTCTGCAAAGCCACCAAGAGTGGCACCGCCCATCACCTCGCTCTTTGGCGAGTAAGTCAATACTTCGCTTTTCTTCAGCAGCAAGCCCTTCTCTTGCTCGATGGTATCTACGATTTCTTCACACCAGCGGCCGTGCTTGACCAAAGACTCAGACAGCACGTTCTCGGCATCATGGCAGGTCAAGCCAGCCAATGCGCTCACAATGGTGTGCTTAAGTTCGTCAGGGAGCGAACGCTTGTTAGGATCACCAATGGATTCCTGGACCTTGTTGAAAGTCGTCTCAAGCTGTTCCTGAGACGGATGCACCATCTCGATCACTTTCATGTAAGGAGACAGGTCTGGATTGATACCTGGGTTAGTGGTCAACAAAAACACGGTACGAGTCATGTTATTGTTGCTGAACTTGTTTCCAGCAATCGCCAGCTTCAAGCTGCTGACCAGCGCTGGAATGGCATTCAGGTCATAGTGCATATCGTGAAGAACCACGATAGCATTTCTGGCGGTGATTGGGCCATCAACAGTCTGCAAAGCGTCGATTGCCTGCACTGGGTTGATGCAAACATTCTTGCCGAAACCCACAGCGGGATTCCAGTCGATGAACGCTGCATCGCGCTGATTGGCCAAAGCGCGCAGCATAGCTTCAGCTGCGTTCACCTGACCCCCAACAACCAATTGAATGCACTGAACGCCAGAGCGGATGTAGGCCAAGCACTTGTCAGAAACCTGATTAATATCACGCAACATGATCGATCCTTCTCGACTTTCGTCGGTTAGGTAGGGAGTTTGTCTTAACGTTAAGAAACTATTTTGGAAGTGAAGCGGCTAGCTTCTTCACAACCTCAGAGCTGTCACCGTTATCTAGAGGCGTAGATTCTAATTGACTAACCAAAAGCCTCAATCTTTCTTTGACCACAGCGTTGATGTCATCTGTTTTTGACTTTTCTGTTTCAAAGATAGCCTGAAACATTTCTGGATCATCGCTGAAGTCATACTTAACCTTATCGGCTAAGCCTGCGTAATCACCACGCAATCCAACCTTGAGAATATCTGGAGGTGTCAAAATCCCTTCGTTCTTCAGTACCTCAGATATGTAATCAACTATTTCCTGGGCAAACGGTTCTGCTTCGTCTTCCTCAGGTGGACTGATCATCAAAGCTTCAGTCATACCCCACGCGCATTCTACAGCGTCAGCTGGATCGAATACGGTGGGGTCGAAAGGACTTCCAGAAATTACGTTACACAAGTTTATAAAGTCTGGAAGCGACTTGAAGAACGAGTCAGTACCTAAGACTGCAATTCCCGCCATCAACCTGTCGAACAATGAACGTGATAGCTTCACGTCAAAGTCACGTTCGATTTCAGTCTGTATGGTAAGAGGATCCCACTGAAGGGCCTCAGTACCATACGTGTCAATGAACAACGTAAGAAGAGTTGTGGCAAAACTGTTTTGGTCTTGCCACACTTTTCTACGGTTCTGAAATCTAACGTTGATGTTGTGGCGAGTTTCGCTCATTACAGGGAAGCCTCTTGCACTGGATAGTGCGCTCTGCATTTGCGGATAGGCGCTTTTGCAAAAGCGTCTCCTACCAAGTCATTTCCATTCTCATCAACCCACTGAGTCCATGAGTTGCCAGTAAAGCCTGGCATAGACAGACCCAGTGTTTTGGCGTGATTGAGAGCCAGGTTACGGCTGTCTAGGGATTTGACCTCTTCTAGGCTATCTCCCTCTACCACAATCGTTCCCTTGTTGCCGTTACGTTCACACACGCTGTCTACGATCTTCATGTTATTCCTTTCGTGTTAAAAGACTTGTTAATCTTAACACTGCTCAATAGCTAAGAAAAGGGCTGGGTAAGCCCCACAACCTCCGCAATTGGGGGCTGTGGGGCTTTAGACTTTACGCCTAAATTTTTTTACATACAAGTCCTTTCAATAAATAAGAAAAAGGCTGTTCTAGCCCCACAACCTCCAAACTGGGGGCTGCGGGGCTTAGGAGTGCCTAAGAAACAATTTTTGTTCTGTACCGCCTTACAGCGGTACCCGATACGGTTAAAGTCATTGGTCGCGGGGACACGCCTAATGACGCCAGGTAAGATTCCGTCGCCGTCATGGCAACGAGTTTCTTCCGTCCCTTTTTCTCAGGTTTCTTCATCCTTAAATTTCTCCTAAATTACCTAGCACAACTACCGTGTTATGCCAGCACTAATTAATAAATTAGTTGCATAGTATTATGACGTGATATCTTGCTGAGTTTAGCTGGTCTAATAACTAAAAAAACAGGTTAGGCGGTGACTCCGCTGAAAGCGGAGCCATCGTGTGTTACGTTGGGTCCATTTTTACGGAATTACATTCATATTATTATGACGTATTTTTTTATTAGTTTAACTACAGGGTTATTTGCACCAATTTGTCAGAAGAATTTTTTATCAGCACCCTAAG